GTGGCAGATGTCGCTATCCGCTTTGCCATATAGGAACAGTGAATGAGTGTAAAAACACTACATCCAGATTACCAAATCTACTCTCCTAAGTGGCGTTTAGTGCGCGACTCTGTTGAGGGTGAGAGTGCAGTCAAGCGAGCACCAGAGCGCTACCTGCCTGAGTTCATCCCGTCTGACCCAGAGCGTTACAAGCGGTATGTGCAACGCGCCTACTTCATGGGCGTCACAGGACGCACCCGAGCAGCCCTTAGCGGCATGGTTTTCCGCAAAGACCCCATCCATGAGCTACCAGATGAGCTAGATGAGCTGAAGTTCAACGCAGATGGCAGCGGCACCAGCCTAGAGCACCTCTCTAAAGAGGCGCTAGGTTCTATCCTTGATACAGGTCGCCACATCTTCTTAGTAGATTATCCTACCATTGAAGATAGCATTGACTTTGAGACAGAGCAGAACATCGGCGCTAGGCCGCTGCTACTTAGCTACAACGCTGAGGCACTGATTAACTGGAAGTACAAGAAGATCAATGGACGCCGCGTACTCACGCTGGCTGTGCTTGTTGAGCTTGTACAAGATGAGAACAACTCAAACGAGTTCGATCACGACATCGTGAAGAACTACCGCGTACTACGTCTTCGTGATGGAGTCTACACTCAGCAGATGTACGATGATGGTGGTTCAGCGATGGGACAAGAGTTCATCCCTCGCATGGCAGGCGGTCAGCCATTTGATCACATCCCGATGTACATTGCTGGCGCAGAGAACAACCTGCCTGACATTGATGATGCACCACTGTACGATCTAGCGATCCTAAACATCGCTCACTATCGTAACACAGCAGACCTAGAAGAAGCTGGGTACATCACTGGGCAGCCAACGCTACATCTAAACATCGGTGATACTAACCCTGAGACTTTTGTCGAGCAGAACCCTAACGGTGTCCAGCTAGGCAGCCGCAGCGGGATCATCACACAAGGTGGTAGTGTAGAGCTTGTGCAGCCTGAAGAGCGCAGCCTTCTTGTTCAGCTTAAAGAAGCTAAAGAGCAAGAGATGGTCAAGATTGGTGCTCGGCTGATTCAGCGTGGCGGTCAGGCAGAGACAGCAGAGGCAGCACGGATCAACGCCAGTGCAGAAGCCTCGACGCTAGACCAAGTGGTCAACAACCTTTCATACGCACTGACTAGCGCCCTCATGGACGCTGGCTTGTTTGTTGGGCTACAGACCAGCACCGTTGAAGACATCCGCTACGATCTAAACACGGACTTCTTCGAGACTAGCCTAGATGCACAGCAGCTAATGGCTCTCATACAGTTAGGTGATGTAGGTGTTATCTCTCGCTCTATCCAGCGAGACAGTATCCGCAAGGGCCGCATTCACATCCCTGAAGAGATGGAAGACGAAGAGATCGACGGGGAGAACGCAGGGAACCTGCTGTAGAGATGAGAGAAAACAGGGGCAGAACCTCCACCCCTGTCACTCTTATGTCTGTCTTCTACTTGTGTCCGTATATGATTAGAAGAGCCTCTACATACTGTTTTTTATCAATGATGCCTTCCTTGAGTTGGTTGCCGAGATCTTCAACCAGATTTTCAGTTTTGATGTAGCTCATGTCAGTCTCCTTCGATGTCTTGTTAACCTTCACTTGTAGTCTGACAAAGCATCTGGTCACTGTCAACACCTCAAGACAAATATTTTTGAATTATTTAGGCGGGGCTCTGTATGAGCGCAGATGACTTTCTAGCAGATGCCGCTACTCGTCGACAGGTGATGGTTCAGCGTGTATCACGCGGCATGACTTCAGAACTAGAAGGTTTGCTAGAAGAGATGCGCGAAGAGATTGCAGGCAGAATCTCAGAGGCAGGCACAGAGTTCCAGAGAGCGCGTCTAGGATCACTTCTCACATCAGTTGACTCCATCATCAGGGGCAAGGCTGAGAACATATCAGACAGGCTTAGAGAACAGATTGCAGAGTTCACAAGAGATGAGCTGGACTTCCAGAAACGCACTTTAGATCAAGTATTGATAGACCCGACATCAGAGCCTAACGCAGATCAGGTCATCAGTGCAGTCACCAGCGAGCCAACCAGTCTAGTGCAAGGCGATCAGAAGAACAGCATGACGATCAACCAGATGATCGGTGTGTTGTCTGGAGCTAATAGCAAAGAGCTGAAGAACGTAATCAGCACAGGATTCATTGCTGGAGATACCACTAGCCAGATCACACAGCGCGTCTCACAGAAGATCAGAGGCCGATCTAAGGCACAGGTCAGGGCAGTAGTTCAAACGTCTCTAAACCACGCTGCTGGCGTTGCACGACAGAAGTTTGCTGAAGAGAACAAAGATCGACTAGGTGGAGAGAAGTACCTAGCAACACTCGACAGTTCAACCACAGTGACTTGTGCAGGGCTAGACGGAAACATCTACGAAGTAGGCGTAGGCCCACGGCCACCACTGCATTACAACTGCCGTTCCTTGCGAGTAGCAGTGCCTAGAGAAGATTCAGTCCTAGCAGGACTAGACGGCACAAGACCAGCAGTAGGCGCAGAGGGTGTACAGCAAGTCTCCTCTCGCAAGACTTTCTCAGGGTGGCTAGGCCAACAGCCAGCAGACTTTAAGAGAGAGTTCTTTAGCAAGTTTAAGGACGGCGAAGCAAAGTATAAGTTGTTTGAGCAAGGAGGCTTGGACGCAAAAGACTTCATTGACCCTGATGGCGTAGCAATGTCGCTACAGGAGTTGAGGGAGAAGAACCCGTTAGCTTGGCAACGAGCTAACATTGAGCAGTAGTCAGAGACTACAAAACTAAGCGTAGCTAGGGGCTATAGATATGAGTGAAGAAAACGACAGCGTAACAACCGAAGAGACAGCAAACACGACTGAGGCTACCACAGAGTCCAGCGGCAAGACATACAGCGAGACTGAAGTTCAGAAGCTAATCGATGAACAAGTCAGAGGCTTGAAAGGAAAAGTCGAAGAGCTACTGAGCGAGAAGAAGTCTGCCTCACAGCGAGCCAAGGAGCTTGAGGAAGAACAGAAGAGGCAGGAAGAAGAGCGCATGGCTGAAAAACAGCAGTTCAAGGAACTGTATGAGCGCGAGCAGAAGAGCAAGCTAGAGTTGCAGGAACAGTACGAAGAGTTCCAGAACCGTATCCGCCAACAGGAGATCGGTAACGAAGCACTGAAGGTTGCCTCTGAACTCACCCGCGACACAGCACGGGGAGAGCTGCTACAAGAAAAGGCCATGCAGTATGCCAAGTACAGCGACGATGGCGTGACTTTCGAGCTTGGCGGCGTGCCAGTGGACAAGGACAAACTCCTTAGCCACTTGCGAGAAAAGTACCCATTCTTAGTAGACGGATCGGGTGCTACCGGAGGCGGGGCTTCTGGATCGAACAACGGCGGGGCCGTAGCAACTAAATCATTTTCTGAAATGAGCGGTGCTGAACTCTCAGAACTACGGGCAGAAAGCCCACAAGAGTACCAGCGCCTTCGAGATGAGTTTTACGGCCAACGATAGGAGATAAACCACCATGGCTACTACTCGACTAAGCGACATCATTGATGTCACAGTATTCCGCGACCTTCCTCCGGTAAACGGACCAGAAAAGACGGCTTTCTACGATAGCGGTGTTGTTACCCGTAACGCACTGCTTGACGAGCTTGCTAGCGCTGCTGGTAAGACTGCCGAGCTTCCTTTCTGGAAAGACCTTGACGGTTCAATCGAGCTGAACTACAGCGACGACGATCCAAGCAACACTGCCACGCCTCAGAAGGTTGTGCAGGGTGAGCAGGTCGCTCGTAAGGCTTTTGTCAACCAAGGTTGGCAGGCTGCTGACCTTGCCTCAGAGATTGCTCTAGGTGCCCGTGCCATCGATCAGGTCCGTAACCGCACGGATACGTACTTCACTCGTCAGTGGCAGCGTCGTCTAGTTGCTACCACCAACGGCATCATTGCCGACAACGTGGCTAACGACGGCGGCGACATGGTTGTTGACGTGGCTGCTGAGGCTATTGCCAGTCAAGATGCAGGCACGAAGTTCAACCGTGATGCTTTCGTAGAGGCCACCAACACGCTTGGCGACCGTTACGATGAGCTTAGCGCCATCTCTGTCCACAGT